TTACAAAGAATAGCAGCACCTCTTCTGCTGTACCCGCAGCAGGGGACTTAACTAAAGGTGAGTTGGCGATTAACGTCACCGATAAGAAACTGTACACCAAAGACAATAGTGCTACTGTTGTCAAGGTCGTAGGTTCGTTAGGTAATCAAGAAGCTAACGCTGTGGCGATCACAGGTGGTACAGTTGCAGGTGTTGCCCAGACAGGCGGCACTATCAACAACACCCCTATTGGTGCTACGACTGCTGCTGCTGTGACAGGTACAACCATCACTGCTACCACAGGCTTCTCTGGTACACTGACAGGTAACGTCACAGGCAATACCACAGGTACTCACACAGGTGCTGTGACAGGTAACGTAACTGGTAACTTGACAGGTAACGTCACAGCCTCTAGCGGTTCCTCTACCTTTAACAACGTAACTATCAGTGGTTCGTTGGACATGGATGCAGGTAGCTCAGCTACTATCACTGGTTTGGCTACTCCTGTTAACAACAGCGATGCAGCTACCAAGATTTATGTAGATACAGCTATCAGTAACTTGATTGATGGTGCTCCAGCTAACTTGGATACCTTGAACGAGATTGCTGCTGCCTTGAATGATGATGCTAACTTAGCAGCAACACTGACAGCCTCTATCGCTACCAAAGTATCTAAGGCTGGTGACACCATGTCCGGTGCTCTGGCTATGGGTACTAACAAGATCACAGGTTTAGGTACGCCTACAGCAGGTACAGACGCTACTACTAAGACTTACGTTGATGATGCTAATGCTTTGAAGCTGAGCTTGTCTGGTGGTACTATGTCTGGTGCTATCGCAATGGGCAGTAGCAAGATCACAGGTTTAGGTACTCCCACAGCAGGCACTGATGCTACCACTAAGACTTATGTTGATGGTATCTTAGGTTCCGCTACCGCTGCTGCTGCTTCAGCCTCCGCTGCTGCAACCAGTGAGACTAACGCTGCTAACTCAGCCAGTGCAGCCTCTGGTAGTGCTTCTGCTGCTTCTGCCAGTGCCTCTAGTGCTGCTGCAAGCTATGACAGCTTTGATGATCGCTACCTTGGTGCTAAGACATCTGCTCCTACTGTGGACAATGATGGTAACACGTTGCTCACAGGCGCTATTTACTGGAACTCCACTAGCAGCACTCTGTGGGTATGGTCTGGTTCTGTCTGGACACAAGCTACCTTGACTGCTGGCAGCTTTGCTACTCTGGCAGGTACTGAGACACTGACCAACAAGACTATTGAAGCTGGTACGTTCACTAACGGTTACACCGAAGAAACGGTGACTGCCAACACAAGCACGGCGTACACCATTGATTTAGCCAACGGCACTGTGCAAATCCTGACTCTGACAGGCAACTGCACTTACACCTTTCCAACACCAGTGGCTGGAAAGTCTTTTATCTTGGTACAAAAGCAAGATGGAACAGGCTCACGCACAGTGACATGGCCTGCCTCGGTTGATTGGCCCGGAGCAACCGCGCCCACGCTGACAGCTACAGCATCCAAGGCAGACAAGTTTGTGTTCACGGCCATTGACGGGTCTAACTGGCTTGGCAGTGTTGCTGGTCAGAACTACACCGTTTAAGGGGTACTGATGTTTAGTTCAAACACTACGGGACTGACAACGGGAACCGCGCCAAAGGCAATAGCGTTTGCTGAAGGCGCTGCACCATATATCAGAGTCTTTTCATGGGGAGCAAGTGGATTTACTGGAATATACTCAAGTCCAGCAACAACTTTGACAAGCACTGGTAACGCTGTTGCATTTAATCCAAATAGTTCTGCAATTGCTGTGGGCGATCTTGGCTCCCCTTACATTGCAGCTTATCCGTGGACTGCAAGCGGTTTTGGAACCAAATATTCCAACCCCGGAACTTTGCCGGACTATTCTGGAGAAGGTGTGGCTTTTAGCCCTAATGGGGCGGCCCTTGCAGTAAGTCATTCCTCTGGAACATATATTTCAATATATCCTTGGTCAGCCTCTGGGTTTGGAACAAAGTATGCTGATCCGGCAACGCTTCCATCTCAAGCAGCTTATGCTGTTGCCTTCTCTCCGAATGGTAGTTATGTTGCTGTAGCACATCAAAATTCACCTCGAGTTACCGCATATCCGTGGTCAGGTTCTGGATTTGGGACTAAATACGCCAATCCAGCAACAATTCCAACAGGAACTGGCCGAGCTATTGCGTTTAGCCCAAACAGTTCTGAAATTGTTGTTGCTCATGATACTTCACCGTATATCACAGCCTATCCTTGGTCGGCTTCTGGATTTGGAACTAAGTATTCTGATCCGGCAACGCTTCCAACGGGTAATGGTAAGGGTGTTTCTTTTAGTCCTAACGGAGCTGCCCTTGCAGTCGCGCATACTAGCGTTCCCTATATCACAGCGTATGCGTGGTCTAATTCCGGCTTTGGGGCCAAATACACAAATCCAGCAACAGAAGCAATCGGTCAAGGTAAATGTTGCGCTTTTAGCCCAGATGGTGGCGCACTTGCAGTTAACAATCAAGTTTACGCTTGGAGTAGTTCTGGCTTTGGAACCAAGTATTCTAATTCTCCTTTTATCAATGAAAATAATTCACCAAACGGAGTAGCTTGGTCTACAGTAGGCGATACACCTGCACCTATATATTCGATTGCTGTGGCACACACCATCACGCCATTTATCACCGCCTACCCTTGGAGCGCTTCTGGTTTTGGTACTAAATATGCTAACCCTGCAACACTTCCAGCAAGCACTGGTCGAGGTGTTTCTTTTAGCCCTAATGGTTCTGCTATAGCTGTGGCTCACTCTACTACACCCTTTGTTTCGGCTTACCCGTGGAGTGATTCTGGATTCGGGACTAAGTATGCTAATCCATCAACACTACCAACTGGTACTTGTCTAAGTGTAGCATTTAGCCCTGATAACGCTAATATTGCAGTGGCTCACGGCACAACGCCATTCATTACCGCCTACCCTTGGAGCAGTTCTGGTTTTGGGACTAAATATACAAACCCAGCCACACTACCTACTGGGCAGGGTCTAAGTGTTAAATTTAGCCCTAATGGTTCTGCTATTGCTGTAGCTCACGACATAACGCCATTTGTATCTGCTTACCCTTGGAGTGGCTCTGGTTTTGGCACTAAATACAGTAATCCAGCGACACTCCCGGTAGGTGGAGGTGAGGGTCTTGCTTTTAGTCCCAATAGCAGTTATGTTGCAGTAGCACAAGCATCAAGTCCATATATTTCAGTTTATCCTTGGAGTGGTTCTGGATTTGGAACCAAGTATTCTGACCCAGCAACACTACCAACAGGAACTGGTCAAGATGTGGCGTTCAGCCCTGATAACGCTAATTTGGCGGTATCTCACGCGACATCACCGTTTATCACAGTTTACCCTTGGTCTGGCTCGGGGTTTGGGACTAAGTATTCTGATCCGGCAACGCTTCCAGCAAGCACTGGTATTGGTGTTTCATTTAGCCCTGATGGTTTAGCAATTGCAGTGGCTCACGGCACAACGCCATTTATCACCGCCTACCCTTGGAGTGGGTCAGGGTTTGGAGCAAAATATGCCAACCCCGCAACACTTCCAGCAAGCACTGGAAACGGTGTCGCATTCGGTAAAATTAACTAAAGGAAAATCATGTCAGATAAAACCATTGAAGCCCCAAAGACCCGCGAAGAAATCTTGGCGATGTCCCTTGAAGCGCGTGAACAAGAAATCATGCACTACCAGATCAACATCGACAACTACACGTTGGCGCTTGAAGAGATGGGCTACATGCCTGCCTCAGAGCGTGCTGAACTGGCTGGCTTTGCCGAGCAGATTCGCGGCCTGCTGACCTCTGAGATTTTGGAACAGAAGAAGGCCAAGATCATGATGGCCGTCATCAAGAAACAAGTGGGGTAATCCATGCACGCACTCATCGAAAACGGGGCTGTCAAGCAGTACCCATATGGCCTTTTTCAACTGAAGGCTGACAACCCATTTACCAGCTTTCCGGCTCAAGCCACCGATGAGATGCTGTCTTCATTTGGTGTTGAGCGCGTGTTCTTTGCGACACCACCAGAACTGACAAACACTCAAGTTCTGGTGGAAGGCACTCCAGTAATTGCTGACAACCGTTGGACGCAAGTGTTCACTGTGCGCGACATGACTACCGATGAGGTTGCAAACCGCAACGCAGGTCAAGCAGCATCTATCCGTGCCGAGCGCAACGACAAGCTGGCCGCTTCCGATTGGACTCAGGTTGCTGATGCTCCTGTGAATCAAGCTGCATGGGCTACATACCGTCAAGCATTGCGTGATGTAACAGCACAAGCAGGCTTTCCTTGGACTATTGAATGGCCTACACAGCCATAAGGAGAAAGACAATGCCACTTAAAAAAGGTAAGTCAGATAAGACTATCAGTGAGAATATCTCTATGATGGTTAAAGAGGGTAAACCACAGAAGCAAGCTGTTGCTATTGCTCTCTCCGAAGCTGGTAAAGATAAGCCAGCTAAGAAGCCTAAAAAGACCCGTAAAAATACTGCTTGACTTTAACGTCTAACTGTGGTAAAATAGTGTATATAACTAAAGGAACATAAGGATGGCTTCAACCTATCTACAACTGGTTAACAACGTACTCACAAGGTTGCGGGAGACTGAGGTATCCTCGGTTCAAGACACTCCTTATAGTTCTTTGATTGGTGTATTTGTTAACGATGCTAAGCGTGAGGTAGAGGATGCTTACGAATGGAATGCTTTGAGCACTACAATCGTTATCCCTACTGTCGCTGGTCAACGTAACTACACACTTACTGGATCAGGTGAACGATTCAGGACAAGTGATGTAATCAATGACACAGAAGATGTGCCTATGCGTCAGGCCTCTCAAGTATGGCTTAATCGTCAATACTACACAGGCACTGTGCAGGATGCAGCTCCTTGCTACTACAGTTACAATGGTGTTACCGCTGGTGGTGATAACAAAGTAGACCTCTGGCCTCAACCTGATGCTGTATATCAGATTCGCTTTGAGTTAACAGTACCTCAAGTAGACTTGGCTAACAACGGTGATACCCTTATCGTCCCTGCTCACTTAGTACAGCTCTTAGCCTATGCTAAAGCTATCGGTGAACGTGGTGAAGATGGTGGTTCTGCCTTCGGTGAAGTCTTCCAACAATACCGTTTAGCCTTGGCTGATGCTGTGGCTATTGAGCGTAACCGCTACGATGACCAAGTAGTCTGGACAGGTGTTTAATCATGGTAGCTAAACTTCTAACGACAACCATTGCTGCTCCCGGCTTCAAAGGAGTGAATACCCAAGACTCTTCGATCACGTTAGAGGATGGTTTTGCTACCGTAGCTAATAACTGTGTCATTGATAAGTTTGGTCGTATCGGTGCTCGTAAAGGGTGGGTTCCTGCTCACGCAAGCAACGGTACATTGAGCACAGAGCCTGTCAAAGCCATTGATGAGCTTATCACTGTTGCTGGTGACTCTTATGTCATTGCAGCAGGTAACAATAAGTTATTCAAGCTGGTAGGCAGTACCTTAACTGAGTTAACCTATGGTGGTGGCGGTACGGCTCCTACGATCACAGACAGTAACTGGCAGATGGCTTCTCTGAACAGTTGCTTGTATATGTATCAGGCAGGTCATGATCCCTTGGTGTTCGATCCTGCTGTAAGTACTACTACGTATCGTCGTATCTCTGAGAAGTCAGGATATGTAGGTACTGTGTCTAATAACAACTGTGCTATCAGTGCTTATGGTCGGGTATGGACAGCTAACAACAGTACCGACAAGAGCACAATACAGTTCTCTGACCTTCTCTCTGGACACATCTTGAGTACAGGCACTGCTGGTACTCTTAACGTATCTCAGGTGTGGCCTGCTGGCGGTGATGAGATCATGGCCCTAGCTGCACACAATAACTTCTTGATTGTCTTTGGCCGTAGACAGATACTGATCTACGCTAATGCTAACAGCCCCAATGATCTGTCTTTGTCAGATGCTATCACAGGCACTGGATGCTTTGCTCGTGATTCGGTGGTTGTGACAGGTGGTGACGTGTTGTTCCTCTCAGATGCTGGTGTTAAGTCCCTGATGCGAACCATCCAAGAGAAGTCAGCACCTATGCGAGACATCAGTGCTAACGTACGTGATGACTTAGTGTTCGAGCTTACCACAGAAGACCCTGACGAAATCAAGGCTGTGTACTCTGATAAGGATGCCTTCTATCTGTTGTCTCTCCCTGCTCGTCAGTTAGTCTATTGCTTCGATATGCGAGTGATGCTGCCTAACGGAGCTAACCGAACAACTACTTGGGATGGCTTACTCCCCTACGCTATCAAGTACACCCGTAACAAAGACTTACTGATTGGTAAGCCCGGATACATCGGTAAGTACGATGGCTACAAGGACAATGCAGATAGCTACCTGATGCGTTACTACACTAACTACTTCGACTTCGCTGCTCCAACAGTGATTAAGATCATGAAGAAGGTAGGTATCACAGTTATTGGTGGTCAAGGCTACGGTGTTACGTTGAAGTTCGGCTTTGACTACAGTGACATTCTGAACAGCCGACAGTTTGCACTGGCTAATGCCTCTGTAGCTGAGTACAACATTGCTGAGTACAACATCGGTGAGTATGGTGGATCAGCCTTTGATAATAAAGTTATCAACATCGGTGGCTCAGGTAAGGTTATTCAATTAGGTTTTGAGACTACTGTCTTCAATAAACCTGTATCAATTCAAAAACTGGACGTTTACGTTAAGACAGGAAAGACTCGTTAATATGTCAAACTATACAAAGAGTACTAACTTTGCCGTTAAGGATACTTTACCAACAGGTAATGCTGGTAAAATCATTAAAGGCACTGAGATTGATACTGAATACAATAACATTGCTTCAGCCATCAGCTCTAAAGGTGATTCTAACAATGGTGCTTTTACAGGCACTACAACAATGGTTAACCTGACTGTATCAGGTACGTTTAATGCAACAGTTGATGGTGGGAGTTACTAATGGCTGACTTTGATTGGACTTCTTTACTCGCTCCTTCTATTGGTGCTTTAGGTACAGCCTACGCAGCTAACCAAGCAGCAGGTAATGCTACCGCATCGGCGAACCAAGCTGCACAAATGGCTCAGTTCCGTCCTGTTGGTGTTACCTCTCGCTTCGGTAAGTCAGGCTTTCAGTATGGCCCTCAAGGTGAACTGGTTGGTGCAGGCTACCAAGTAGCTCCTGATGTTGCTGCAATGCGTGAGAGCTTGCTTGGAATGGCAGGCTCAGGTCTGTCACAGGCTCAGTTGGCCCAACAGATGCAAGGTGGAATTACCACAGCAGGTCAAGGCTTGTTTAACCTCGGTCAACAGTATGTTGGTGAAAGTCCTCAGGCTGTAGCTCAGAACTACATGACTCAGCAGCAGGGTTTACTTGCTCCGGGACGTGAACAGCAGTTAGCTCAGTTGACTAACCAACAGCAGCAACAAGGTCGTTTAGGTCTTGCCACAGGCGGTACAGCAGCAGGCTACACAGCAGGTGCTCCCGGCTTACAAGCTACCAACCCACAGATGGCTGCTTACTACAACGCTATGGCTCAGCAGGATGCTCAGTTGGCTGCTAATGCTAACCAAGCAGGTCAACAGCAAGTTACCTTCGGTCAAGGCTTGATGACAGGTGGTATTAACCTGAACAATGCTGGCTACGGTATGCAGTCCAATGCTCTGGTTCCATATACCAACTTCTTGCAAGGTGCTCAGAATGCTGAAAACTTAGGCATAAATGCATTGACAGCAGGTCAAAGCTTAGGCTCAGCAGCAGCTTCTAGCAACCAAGCAGCAGCTAATCAGTACATGGGTGGACAGAACATTGCTAACACTGCTAACCGTGCTGCTGTTACAGGTGCTGTTGCAGGTTTGACTGATCCTATTGCACAGTTGATTGCAAGCTTAACCCGTTAAGGAATACGATAATGGCAACACAAAGTTTATTCGGAGGCTCTATGTCTCCTCAAGAGATGCAAGCTCAGATGTTGGAGCAAAAGGCAGCTCAGTTTGCCCAGATGACACCTGATCAGCAGTTAGGCATGATGGCTTATAAAGCTGGCTCAGGTGTTGGCACAGGCTTGGCAGGTGCTTTCGGTGTACAGACACAAGACCCAACGATTCAACGAGCTACCAAGCTTCGTGAGCTGGCAGGACAGTACAACACCAACACTGCTGCTGGTATCCGTCAAATGGCTGATGCCTTGCGTACTACTGATCCTGAGATGGCTTTGCAGTTGTCACAGAAGGCTGCTGCTATGGACTTGGAAGCTGCTAAGCTGACTTCTGAGCAAGCTAAAACAGTATCTAGTGAAGCCCAAGCAGGTAAATACTTGGCTGAGCAAGGTAAGATTCTCCGAGGTGAAGCCAAAGATGAGCAGTTACGCTCTGAGTTAGCTGCTTTGCCAATGGATGCTGATGATAAAACTGTGGAAGCTGTTGTTCGTAAGTATGGCAAACCTGATGACATCTTTAAGACTCTTGAGCGTAAGCAGACAGCAGAAGCTACTCGTATTGCTAAAGCTCAATTGGAAAAGGAAAAGGCTGAAACTCGTGCCATTGAGCAACAACGTGATCGGGAGTTTAAGCAACAGTTAACTATGATGGCGCAGGCAAATCGATCTGCTGTAACAGGAGTTCAGCAACAGTTTGCACAACAGCGTCTGGATGACTTGAAAGACAAAGCAGCCGAGAAGCTGGACAAGAAAGAAGCATCTAAGCAGTTCGCTATCAACCATGCTAATAAAGTAGTTGAGGATGTATCTGCTGCTAAGTCTCTTGTGTCAGGCACTACAGCAGGTTTGGTAGGTAAAGGTACTTCGTTCATTCCCGGTACTGACTCTTATAACTTGAATCAACGCTTGTTGACCATTAAAGCTAACCTTGGTTTTGATCGTTTACAACAGATGCGTGATGCTAGTCCAACTGGCGGTGCTCTTGGTCAGGTTGCTGTACAGGAACTTCAAGCTTTGCAAGCTACTGTAGGTTCGTTAGAGTTGGGACAATCCAAAGCAGAGTTACAGAAGAACTTAGATAAGATTGAACTTCACTACAATAACTGGTTAAGCACCGTTGGCGGTACACCAGCAGTGAAACCTCCTGTTGCTCCAGCATCTCCTGCGGCTCCTGCTAACGCTGCTACTGGTGGCTGGTCTATTCGACGAAAACAATAAGGATAGGTATGGCTACATTTGTTGTCACAGCTCCAGACGGTAAGGAGTATGAAATTACAGCCCCTGAAGGAGCTACACAGGAGCAAGTATTGGCCTATGCTCAGCAGAACTACAATAAGTCTGCTGAGCCTGCTAAGGCTGAACAACCTAAGCGTAGTCTTGCTCAAGAGGCAGCTCGTCAGTTAGGTCTTACAGCACGTGCAGGCATCACAGGCTTAACAGCAGTTCCTGCTATGATGGCTGAGCCTGTTGCTGCTGGTATTAACATGCTGGCAGGTAAGCAAGTGATGGGTTCACCTACTCAAGGTATCCAAAAGCTCATGACTGCGGCAGGCTTACCAGAGGCTCAAGGAGGCTTAGAACGAGCAGTACAGACAGGTGCTTCAGCTATGGCTGGTATTCCTGCTCAAGCTGCATTGTCTGGTACTTCTGCTGCTCTAGCTCCCTTGCGTCAGAATATGCTTCAGCAGACAGCAGCAGCTGGTGTTGGCGGTACGTCAGGCCAAGCAGCAGCAGATGTTGTGCAAGAAGCTACTGATAGTCCTATTCTAAGCGCTATTGCAGGTATTGCAGCAGGCGCTTTAACAGGCAGTGTTGCAGCTAAAGGAGCTACAGCAGCTACTACCAAGCGTGATCCTATGGTTACTCTGGATCAGATCAAACAACGTGCTCAGAAAGCTTATGCCAGTGTTGAAGAACAAGGTGTAACATTAAAGCCTAAGAGTGTGTTGGATAACTTTGATAGCATTGAAAGTGCTCTGCTTAAGGAAAACTTTAACCCTAAGCTGGATGCTCATAAGCCTGTAGCTCAGGTGCTGGAACAGTTACGGGACATGACAGGCACTCAGCGAGTTCCTTTTAGCAAGCTCGAACAGATGCGCTCTGCTCTTGTAGACTTAAAGACAGCTAAGGATGCGGCTACCCGTAAGTATGCAGGCCAAGCTGTGTCTGAGTTAGACAACTACATCACCAACCTTAATGGTAAGGATGTTATCTCTACCACAGGCAATTTAGGCACAGCAGTTAAGTCTGTTCAAGAAGCTCGTAAAGACTGGCGTAACCTCTCTAGGGCTACAGTGTTAGAAGATGCTTTGAATGTTGCTGAAGCACGTGCTCTTGACCCTAAAGCATCTGAAGGTGAATTGATTCGTCGTCAGTTGATCAACCTTGCAGCTAACAAGGACAAGATGCGGTTCTTCTCCGAACGTGAAAAGAATGCTATTAAGAGCGTAGCTTCTGGCCCTACCGCTGATCCATTACTGTCTCTCTTAGCTCGGTTAAACCCTGAGCGTAGTGCTTTGATGCAAGCAAGTACAGTGGCTGGCTCTTTCGCTAACCCTGCCGCTGCTGCGGGTGTTGCAGGTATCGGCTACGGTGCTGACAAACTTCAAGGAGCTTTACGTAAAGGCTCAGTGGATCGTTTAATCTCAGATATTGCTTCTGGTAAGGTTGCTGGCCCTGCTGCCAATACTTCCTTCAGAGGCTTACTGTCTGGATTACCTACACAACCTCAGGAGTAATCAATGACATTCGCATTAGGACAACGAAGCAAGGACAGGCTCAATGGAGTCCATCCTGACCTAGTAAAAGTAATCGAGGAGGCTATCAAAGAGTCTCCTTTGGACTTCTCCGTCACTGAAGGCTTACGCACCAAGGAGCGCCAGAAGGTTCTCTTTGATGCGGGTAAGTCTCAGACGATGAACAGCAGACACATCACAGGTAATGCTGTGGACATTGCTGTGATCCGTGAAGGTGAAGTTACATGGGATGCTAAATATTATATTCCGGTTATTGAGCACATTAAAAAGATAGCTAAGTCTATGGATATTGCTATAGTATCTGGAGGCGATTGGATAACTTTTAAAGATTATCCTCATATTGAGTTACATAGATCGGCTTATCCATGACTAGCTTAACAAAAGAAGAAAGAGATAAGATCTATAAACAAAATTGGTATCTTAAAAATAAAGATAAAATCTTAGCAAATAAAGATACTTCTCATGAGGCAAAAGCTAAAAAAGCAGCTTACGATAAAAAGCGTAGAGAACTTAAAGGCCAGCAGCTTCGTGAATATGATAAAGAAAGATCTTCTTTACCTAATCGTAAGGCAGAAAAACGTAATTGGTCGCGTAAGCGTAAGATGTCTGTTAAACAAGCCACGCCTAATTGGTTATCTGAGTTAGATGAATTATTTATTAAGGAAATCTATTCTTTAGCAGTACTGAGAAGTAACGCAATAGGAATAGAGTATCAAGTAGATCACATTATTCCTTTGCATGGAAAAAATGTATGTGGTTTGCATGTACCTGATAATCTTCAACTTTTATCAGCTAAGGCAAATCAGCAAAAGAGACATTTGTATGATTGATCCTATCACCGCTTTTGCGACTGCACAGGCAGCTATTAAGGGTGTGCAGGCAGCGATCAAGATGGGTAAGGATATTCAGGCTGTGTCTAAGGACATCATGAAGTTCTTTGATGCTAAGGATGTGGTTGTGAAAGCAGCCACTAAGTCCAAGAGCAATAGCGGTAGATCAGATACGTCTATGGCCTTAGAGACAGCTATGAATGCCAAGGCTCTGGTGGATGCTGAGAATGAACTTAAAGAACTATTGATCTACTCAGGTAATGGGGATGTGTGGCATGCACTGCTAGTTGAACGTAATGCTATTGTGGCAAGACGTAAGGCAGAAGCTTTAGAAGCTCGTAGGGCATCCGCTAGAACCAAGGCTAGGCTTGTTAAAGCTGCTGAGATATTCCTGATCATTATCTTCATCCTTCTTGTAGCTTCTCTGACTTTAGCAGGGATTGTACTGTATTTAAAATAAGGTAGTGTATGATACTAGAATCATTATTAGGTATCGGTAGTAAGCTAATTGATAAGCTTATTCCTGATCCTTCTCAGAAAGCAGATGCACAGTTAAGGTTAGCTGAGTTAGTACAGAATGGTGAGTTAGCTAAGATGGCTAACGAGACTGATCTGTATAAGACAGAACAGAATAACTTAACAGACCGTCAGCAAGCAGATATGTCCAGTGACTCTTGGCTGTCCAAGAACATCAGACCTATGACACTTGTGGCTATCTTCTTAGGCTACTTCACCTTCGGTATCATGGATGCTAACGGTGTACGTGCTAATGAAACCTACGTCCAACTGCTTGGTCAATGGGGTATGCTTGTGATGTCCTTCTACTTCGGTGGGCGCACCTTGGAAAAGATCATGGAGATGAAGTCAGGGAAGAAAGAGTGATATGCACAAGCAAGAAGTAACCCATGAAGAAATCTATGAGCGATTATGTAAGGTAGAAGAGAAGGTAGACAAAGTATCTGTGGATACCGAGGATATGGTATCAGCATTCCAAGCTGCTCAAGGAGCTTTCACAGTCCTTGATTGGATTGCTAAGGTAGCTAAGCCTATCCTGTGGGTAGTAGCGACAGTAACTGCTGTAGTGACTATCTTCCATAACGTTAAGTAGCAAAGCAAAAGGCCACTAGAGTTCATCGCTCTAGTGGCCTTTTTCGTTTACTCTACAGGTTCTACCTTCTTAACCTTCTTAGGCTTAGGCGGCATCTGAAGAGCTTCCAGATACTTGTATCGCTTACCCATACGTCTGACAGCCTCTTCAGCATCAAACCAGTACTCCTTACCGTTCTTCAGCTCCTCCAGCTCCTTGTCTGTCAAGAATCCTTTGTAGGCTTGGTCGAGGAGCTTGTTGATTTGTCTTGTAGCAAAATCAGTCTGTCCTTTGACATTCGGCACAGTACCGATGGAACCATAATGAGCAGTATGTAACATAAACTCAGCACTATCAGCAATGTAGCACTCAGGAGCCATACAAGCCAACATACTAGCTGCTGAGTACGCAGCACCGATAACTGTAACAGATACATCACCTCGACATCCTTTCATTGCTTCGATGATCTGCCAGATACTATCTGTGCGTCCACCTGAGCTGTTTACCAATAGATTAACTGAATCATTCTCACCACAAGTAGCTAAGCAATGGATTACATCACGATAGTTACTAGGCTCCCGGATGTCATCATCAATGAACACCAAGTGAGTGTTCATCTGCTGAGTAATAGTACGGATAAGACCCTTCTGCTCTGGCATCATCATCATTAGTTCTTCGATCCCTTCGTTAGCTTTAGCCATCATTCACCATCCTCATATTTGACACGGGCAATGATATAGTTCTTAACCAATGAGCTACGAACAATATCCTCGATGTGGAACTCGACACGAACAAACTCTTTCATCTTTGCAGCAATGTCAAAGAACTTAAGCAGTCCACTCTTGTCATCCTTCTTCTTCAAGTCAGTCTGTCGGTAGTCACCACAGAAGATAATCTTGGACTTGTCACCAACACGGGTAATGATGGTATCAAGCTCCTCGAAGGTCATGTTCTGTACCTCATCCACGACAATGATGCTGTTGGAGAAGGTAGTCCCTCGAATGAACGAGGTAGACACAAACTCAATGTGTCCTTGTTCTACCAATCGATCCCAAGCATCCTTACGCTTGAACAGGTCACTACAGATTTGTCGATAAGGTTGAATATACACCTCCATCTTCTCATCTGCATCCCCCGGCAAGAAACCCATATCTCGTCCTTGAACGCTACTGCGGATAACTGTTACCTTGTTAAAAGGGTTGTTACGATCCATAGCCTCTTCCAAGGCTTTGTATAAGGCAATGTATGTCTTACCTGTACCAGCTACACCATGTAAGGCCATGAAGTAGTTACTGGCCTGATACGCCTCAAAGAAGTCCATCTGCTTCTCAGTCTTAGGCTTAATGACAGTCATGTCATCAAGCTTCAACTTCAAGCTGTTACTGACCTTCTCTCGTGGAGTCAATTCCTTAGCTGGAATAGATCGATTCATTGGTTTACTTGCCATATTCTCCCTTTAATCTTCGTTAACAAACACTAGATGAGGCATCTGACGTACCTGTGGGAACCTCTCAAGGAAGTCCTCACGGGATAGGTCAACACCTACTACGATCTCTGTAAAGGACTCGCCATCCTTAGTCAGGCGAGCCTTCAGAGCCGTACATGCAGGGCAGTTCTCCTTGCTGTAGACTACAATCTTCATATTTCTCCTAGTTAAGCGTGACAAGCAACACATTCACCTGAACTAGCACTAACACCAGCCTTGGTACGAATGTAATACAGACTCAAGATGTTCTTATCTTTAAACGCTGCCTTGTGGACAGAGCTGATGTGTTCCTCTGGATCATCTGCACCGAAGAACAGATTGATAGATTGACCTTGGCAGATATATCGTTGACGGGCAGAAGCCTGCTCAAGGATAATATACGGATCAAGCTCAAAGGCTGTCTTGAACACAGCTTTCTCATCCTCTGTCATCCATGTAACGTGCTGGATAGAACCATCGTGACTTGCAATCTCAAGCAATGTCTCACGACTGTACACACCTTCACGCTTCATGATCTCTAACAGCTCAGGCACTACTCGGATTGTTTCTCCTCCGGCTCCTTGCTGTACGAATACATTTCCAATAAATGGTTCAATGCCTTGAGATACCCCGCCCATAAGCTGGCTTGTTGACATGGTGGGAGCAACAGCAAGGCGGTGTGTATTTCGGACTCCAAATCCTTTGCAATATACAGGCTCCCCAAGTTGTTCTGCAAGATACCTGCTTGCCTCTGTTGACTTCTTGTTAAGTCCATCGAATATCTCCACGTTAAGTTTCTGAGCTTGAAAGCTCTCAAAAGGAATCATCTTCTTGTGGAGCAACGAGTGCCACCCAAGAACACCTAACCCAAGCGCACGACTCTTTTCAGTACTCGCCAGCGCCTTTTCAAAGCCTCTTTTGCCAGCAGCCATTGACAAGAACTCACTAGTAACACAATCGAGAAATACTGTCGCAGTGAATACAGCATCGGTTTCTTTCCATTCATCATACTTCTCCAAGTTCATACTCGCCAAGATACAAGTGAATGTCTCCTCTTCACCGCTGTGCAGCATGATCTCTGTACACAGGTTAGAAGCCTTAACATCCAAGTTATGAGCCTTGTACATCTCAGGACGGGAATCTGCTACCTTATCGGTGAACAAGAAGTAACCCTTACCTGTCAGCATCTTCAGCTTCAAAGCCTTCTGGTATCGCTCAATAGCTTCAGGATGTCCACTGTCCAAGGACTCCATAAACTCATTACTAACAGTCCAACCTACGTTAGCATCATCAGGGTTATTCTTTACCCAATCAGCCAGCTCGTTAAAGTCAGGATGATCAATAGGCAAGTAACCAGCCCATGCGCCTCTACGAGCAACCCCTTGAGTTACTCGCTTCATCGCGTCTACATAGGTTTGAAAGACTGGTAGGACTCCCGAAGCTGTACCGCCAGTCCCGATTTGTGAACCTCGGGGTCGTATGTCTCCCAAATATCCGCTAGTGCCAAAGCCATTCTTAGTGAGGACAGCAGTATCAAGTAACTCGCCGTAAAAGTCAGCAACAGAATCACCAATGTACTGACCACTACAGGCCACAGGCATACCTTTGTTAGTACCGAGATTAGCCAGAGTAGGCGTAGAAGGACTGAGCCAGCCGTTCCAAATAACTTCATAAAACTTACCTTTCCAGTCTGTACCGTCCTTAGGTGCATGCTTAGCTGCTGTCTCAGCGATCTGCTCAGCACGATTCTTAAAGCTCGTAGAGCCTTCCATGTACTTAGACTTAAATAGTCCCCATCCTCCTGTCTGATACCACTCAGGCAAGAGTCCTTCCTTCTGCAAACGCTTACGCTCTGCACTTAGGAATTCATACTTGTTATCCAACACAGGTGTACTTACCATACGAAGTTTCTTTCATTCCATTTACGGTTATATTGATTGCCAACTTTAGCGAAGAAGTCATGGATCGTACTGGAGCTAATGCCCAAGTAGAACCACTCAGAGATTGTATCACCAGTTTCGTCAAAGATAGCTTCAAAGCCCAAGTTGCTCAAGCAAATGTTAGCCCGTGCATTCACGAAAGCTTTCATAGCTGTTGGATTGATACCTTCGATCTCTCCGTGAGAGAACAGCAGGTCAACAATACGGTGCTCATGTTCAACCAATGCCTTAGCAGCTTGGTACACACGATCACGCATCCACACCTTATCTAGCTTATTCTCTTCCATGTACGTACGGAACAACCAAGAGCTTGCTTCGTGGTGGATGTTCTCATCTCGTACAGAGAAGTTGATACCTGCCACTAGGTTACTCAGCTTGTTCTTACCATTACTCTGGAAGTGCTTCAGGAAAGCAAAGCTAGAGTACAGTACACAACCTTCCATCATACTGAAGACTGCCAAGGAAAGGGGTAGATCACGACTACTAACAAGAGTGTCCAAGTACCCAATACGGCTAGCCAATACAGGATCGTACTGCCAAGATTGATGGAAGTCCTCAGTAGCCAAGCCAAGCAGTTCGTTAATGCGGTTATAGAAACGTGCATGTACGTTACTCTCGAAGTAGCAGAAGGCATCAGCCATCAAACCAACATCAGGATGCTGGAAGTTAGGTTTAACAGTACCAGACCAATACTCATCACCCACAATACGTTCGTACTTGGTAAAGAGTTTGAGTGAAGTAGTAACACCATGACGTTCACTAGGAGTAAAATCGGTAAGAATGCTGTGTACATCTTTTTCCAAATCAATTTCATCAAAAGTCCAGAATACACCATTCTGTTTATCAGCAAAGGCCAAAGCCTCTGGATAGTCAAAGGTGTATACATCCTTTTTGGTTAGTAGGTTTCTCATTCAATTTCTTTCATTAGTTCTTCTTGTTTATCTTCAATGTAATCTTCAAAGCGCTCAATGATGTCATCACTGTGGATGTCTAACAACTCCAGCAGCGTTACTTCATCGACTCGTTGAAGCTTCTCTTTAAGTTCCTCAAACGTCAGATTCATCATCATACGCCTGAATCAATTTATCCAAATACCACTTAGCCTTCTTCAAGTCCTCAACACCATTCTTGTCCATGAAGCGCATCAAGTATTGCATCATCTGCGTGTAATCAGCGGTAGCCATAGGTCGGTAAACCAAGTTAGCATCATCCATCTTGACCACCAGCTTCTCGATGACATCCCGTACCTCGATGCCTTCATCTTCAAAGAGCATGTAGTGTTTAGGTTTACTCACAACATCAAAGTGCATGTCACCTGAAGATGTACCATTAGTTCCTTTAAACCACTCATCAATAGCTTCACTCAAAGGCTGAGCATCATGACTAGGTTTATACATATCACGAGGAACCCAGTTAGAGTAGCCTGTACACAGCTTACAGGGAGGTTCTAAGTCCTTGTCCATCTCTGCGTAGAAGCAACTTGTACACTTATTTGCTGCCATTACCGTACTTCCTTTGCAAATATTCAATAGACAAAAGCATCTCATCAAAGCCTCCATCCTTAACGTCATTCAACATAACCAATCCTCGCCAGTGACGATTGCTTAGCTGATCCATGTAGTCTTCATCATGTAGATAGTAGCTACCAGCAATGATACCGCATATAGGCTTTCCGTCAGCGCGTTTACCATAGGCGATCTGTTTACCTTGTTGATGGCCTGCCACACAAGACATATGAAGCTTATTGATAAGAGCGCTGGCAGTACCAGCAGGTCTACCCATTGCACCCACAGGCCAATAATGGTTAAAACCAACGCCGTTAATAAAGAAAGGATGTAGAAAATCATGTACTTCCCAGTCCTTATCATAGTCTAAGTCTTTAACACTGATCAAACCTTCCAACGTAGGATTGTTGTTCACAGCTCGGTTGATACGATTCTCATGGTTACCTAGAGTTAGGATTAGCTTAGGCTTGTAGACCTTGTGCTTGGATTCCTTCTGAGTCTTCTGCAAGTCCCGCAGAGGTTTCAGAAGCTTCTTCATAGCCTCCTTAACAACCTCTACATCTTTCTTGTACCGAAGACCTTCAAAGTACTTAGACCCTTTAACATCATGCGTAGACAAAGAAGGCATATCTGCAAAGTCCCCAATGTTCACCACCACATCAGGACGATACTCACAGATAGCCTTCCCTGCCCACTCAAGATGCTCCAAAGGAACTCCTTCTTTGACCTGAGCGTCAGGGATGACTAATATCTTCATGCTTACCACTCTGCCAAGTTATCAGGGCCAACTTCTTCCTCTAAGGTGAAATACTCACCTGTCCAAGGATCAAGATAGTCGTGATGGTGTTCGTACATAGCAGCTAACCAGATAGGCTCCTGTAACCGAACCTTCTCCATGATCCCATATTGGAACACAGATTCCAAGAAACGTACATAGTCATTCAAACACTCTGACCAAGTAGCTCCCGGTGTGCTGATTGTCTTAGTATACACTTTACCATCACAATCTGTATACGTAAAGCCATATGTTTGCATTGCTTCATCATGATCAATCATCGCTCATCTCCTCCACCACTCAGGGTATTGTTTGTTTGTCGTGCTGCAAGCTTACGTAAGTTCTGGCTGGCAATATCTGCCAAGCTCCACCCCATCACCGTAGACAGACCTGCGATCTGCCACAGTACGTCACCTGCTTCCTTTTGCATTCCTGCTTCGTCCAACACACCATCACGAATCCACTTGGCATACTTACCTGCAACTTCACCTGCTTCAGAGGTAAGGTTAGCAACCATGTAAGCAGGGTTCTTAGCGGACTCTAGTGCTGTTTTAAACGCTAGTTCTTGATATTCATTCAATAGCATGGGTTGCTCCAATCAGTTACTACAAACTTCAAAGTCAGATACTTAACAGCATCTCCGGGATACATAGTTCGCTCTACATGAAAGCCGCCACAGTTAGTCTCGTAGTTAAGATTAGGAGAAGCTTCATACGCATAGGTAAGTAGCCTACGTGCCATCTTGCGAAGCTCTCCAATACTTACCTCACTGCCGTTAGTATTATGGTATACCCACTCAAGGCAGTCCATAACTTTTTTGACCTTATCGAAATCAAACTCATCTAACAGGTCTTCAACTTGATCAATTCGGGACATTCATAGCCTCCATCACGTTAGGGAACAGTTTAGTTAACTCATCACGACACTTCTCAGCAACCTCTCGGTGCTCTTTCTGCGTAGCCGCATCACAGCGAATATCAACATAGTGAAGCCAACTACGCAGTGTACCATTCATGTACATCTTGCTCATCGTCATTCCTTCAGGTAACAGCTTACGAGCCTGCTCCTTAGCAACTCCTTTGGCAAGAGCCATATTGTACACAAACTCTGCATCATCACGGATACGCTTCTGTGCTTGGAACCACCAACTATGTAACTCAGAATCTCCTACCTCAATACTGTTCTGTCGGTTCCTTGTGTCCTGTAGGCGTACCTCAGACAACTCAAAGCCTTGAACAGCAGCGTACCGCTGAGAGAACTCTTGGAAGGAGAAGCTACGGTGTCGCAGAATCTGCCGTGCAATGTCACGGGTAGTCTCGATCTCCATACACACGTTGACCATCTCAAGAGGACTCCAGTGCTTATGCTTGATCAGATACTTCACAAGCTTAGGGCCAGTGTCCTTATTGCCTTGATTCTCAGGCGCTGACACCCGAGCCATGTAAGCGATTAGGTCTTCGCCTTCAGGTGTTGACCAGATTACCTTAACCGTTGACATCTTCACCTTCCACTTTCAATAGATCACCTGCTTTGATACCTGCTTTGATAGCTTCCAAGATACCATGACGGAGTAGCGACTCAGCTTCCTCCTTTGTTAAGTCAAAGGAGTAACTGGCACTGCCATCTTCATTCTCTTTAATCAATTCAACGTTCATTCAACCACTCCTCAGGTATTGTCTTATCAGCGAACTGATACCCATTCTTACGACACCACATAGCGTAGGTAGTCTTAGAAGTCTTGCTGATCCGGGCATTAGAGTTGCTAAACACAAATCTAATGTCCAAGTCTGGGTTATGTCGCTTAACCAAGATATGCTTCTGGCGATCAGGCGCTAGGAAGCGCCCTTTAGTCTCCACAATGATACCATTGGCAAGTACAAAGTCAGGTGTGTATACGTGTTGAGAGGCAGGCTTGATGTACTTAAGCTTGACCTTCTCATACGTGTATTCAATACCTAACTGATCCAGTTGTTCAGCTACTCTTTCTTCGAGTCCACTACGGAATCCGTACTTAATTGCAACTTGCTTGGCGGTTGCCATAGTTCTCCTTCATAACGTCTTAGCCACAAGAGCTGTCCTTGTTCTGTAAAGTATTCCATCGTATGTCCCAATTCTTCATACTTCGTCCACGCACAACGTAAGAGGTCTTCTTTCGTCTTTGCGTCTTGGAGAGCTTTAGCTGCCTTTTTAGGGCCAATGCCTGCCAAGCACGGAATATTGTCAATCCTATCTCCAGTGAGAAGTTGCGTTGCAAACGACTTATACGCTGTGAACTCATCGACATAGTATCTCTCATCTCTCACAGGATTGTAATGCCACCCTTGAAGCTGATCCAAGTCCTTATCCACATGCACTATCCAGCACTTGTCTAACAAGTCTGTAGATGCAATGGCTACGGTATCATCAGCTTCTTCACCAACCGTTAGAATAGCACCATGACGCTTGACTAGATGCTCCCTTAGGGCTTCGTAGTGCTTAGGTCTAAGTACATCCTTACGGTTGCCTTTGTATGGTACTGTCTTGGCAATGTCGTAACGGTAGTTAGATTTACCTGTAATCCAAGCTTTGTAATCGTCAGCTTTAAGATTCACATAGATAAAGTCTTCTAACCACTCCGTTAACCGTGCCTTAGCGATGCCAACTGGCTCATCATCCGTACTGAATCCAATACGATAGACAAGCTAAAGGAAATCAGCGTCCACTAGCGCAATCTTAGGATCATTTGACTTCATTTTTACCTCCTTCAAAGTGACGGATGCGATGGCAATTCGCGCAGAGAAGAACGCACTTTGATAGTTCTTTCTCAATTTCAGAAAAATTCTTTCGACGCAAGATATTTCCTAAGTTATGTTCTTTTTCTGTAGGGTCTAAATGATGGAATTCATATACAGGAAGTGGAAACTTTCCACCGCAGTCTTGACATTTACCACCCATATAATCTACAGCTCTTTGTTTCTTTTCAATACCATCACGAGCAGTCTTTTCATTTCTTTCCTTGACCCATTCAGAATCTTGTTTAGCTTTGCTATAAAACGCCCTAGCTTTGGCGTTAGCGCATTCTTTACATGAATTCCCATGTGTAGAAAAAAGTGAAATATCTTTGATAGAGGAACAAGCATTACAGTATTTTTGCCCTTGAGGAACTTCTTTTCCGTCCACAAGGAACGTGTACTCTAACACTCGTCCTTTGTCATCTCGCTTAGTAATTTTGCGTTCAGCTTTCATTTCATCTCCAATACAATATAAACAAAACAGTATTATACCACATTGGAGAGAGAATGTCAAGCTTTATTTACAGGATGTCTGAGTCATCATCACCTTCAGCGTCACCGCCGTATACAACCAAGTCTGTCACGATGATCTTGCTGATACTTGGAGCAGCACCGAACTTAGCTGACATCTTGTGGCGGTATGAACCAACCAGAGCTGTTACCTTAGTACCGTTACCAATCTTGCTGATGTCAATATCGTTGCCTTCAGCGTCCATAGGCTCGAACAGGAACTTTGACTTACCAACAATGTAGTTACCCATTGTGTCCTTGTTCTTGATCACAATACCCTGCTCTTTAAGAGCCTCACAAGCCTTGTCAGAGAGCATACCGATTGTACACTCATACTTGGTGTTGTCTTCGTTGAACTTGGTATTGAATTCCTTCATCCAGTTAGCCCAGAAGAGTTGACCTGCGATTTTGACTGGTTTGTTATCCATGATTTAATTTCCTTTAAATGTTATGCCGTCTTTCCGTGCTGTCATGTTTGGTGGGCCTAACCTGACTCGAACAGGTACGCTTTGCAGCGGGAGATTTTAAGTCTCCTGTGTCTACCTATTTCACCATAGGCCCATATGTATATTGTACACTACTTTTCAGTAATGTCAATGAGTTTCTCTCCAATTTCTTCCTATTTTGTACTCTCCATCGAGAGGACATCGTAGGTTGTAAGCTTCACCTGCCTCAATGATACTCTGTTTAAAGGCTTTACCAACCTCTTCAGCAATATCTTTAGGGCATTCTAGCTGTGCTTCGTCGTGAACATTGGCAACGTACTTAACAGGCCAGTTGTTAGCTTTAACCTTATCATCGAACAAGACCAAAGCCTTCTTCATCACAACGGCTCCTGCACCTTGGAGTAACGAATTGAGGGCGGCATGCTCTGACCGAACCCAAATACGTCGCCCATCAAGTCCGGGAACCCACCCTTTTGCTGCTTGCTTTCGGACTCGTTCAAGAAGTTTAGCGAGGGACGGTGTTTGCGTGAGGAACTTGGCTTTGAGCTTTGTTCCATCTCTTGCACTGCCTCCCACAATGCTACCAATCTTCGCATCTCCCGCACCATAGAGGAAGGCGTAGATAAAAGTCTTTGCATTGTCTCTAGAAGCGAGTCCTGCTGCTCTTTGGTTAACTGTATGAACATCTGTTCCATCTTTAGATGATCCCTCACAGACAGTTCTGACATAATCTTCATCCTTCATATAGTGAGCCAACATACGAAGCTCCAGACCTGAAGCATCGCAACCTACCAACACATTACCATCCTCTACAGTCCAGCACTCCCTGCACTCAGGCCCATAGATGGAACCTGCATTGGGAATCTGAGCCATGTTAGGGCTACTGTGAGTCATCCGGCCTGTAACAGCACCGTTGGTGATAACCCTACCGTGAACCCTACCGTCCTTACCGATAGCCTCAAGCCATGATTCTATCTGACTAACTCGCTTCTGTAGCATCAGGTACTCAGCAATGATCTGAGCCTCCGGTATCTTAACACCTGCAAGCACAGTTTCGTCAATCTTAGGAATACCTGTCTCGGTAAATTCCTTAGGTTTCCATCCAAGCTCCTTCAGTCGCTGTCCGATCTGCTGTCTTGATCCCGGATTGAAAGTAACCACGCTGTCCTTGAGTCTCTTTCCTGTTTTGTCAGAGTGTCGTTCAACAGTGACAGGAGGCCATCTCTGTTGCATTCGCTCATATATTCCTGCCACTTTTGACTTGATGTCAGCAAGTAACACTTGGGCATATGGTTGGTCGAGTTTGAATCCATTACGTTCCTGCTCCGAGATTATAGATGCTACTTTGTGTTCGAGGTCGATGCTCTCTTGGCTAAACTGCTTCTCAGCCACATCACTGTTAAGCCGAACATAAAGCTTAGCAGTAACTTCAACGTCCCTAACACAGTAATGCTCAAGAAGGCTATCAATAGGATTATCGAAACACTCTCCTGCATATTCTTCCTTCCTGTCCATCATCCACTGCCAAACAGCAGCATAGTTAATCTTGTGGAAACCAAGTGTCTGACCCCATGCTTCGAGAGTGTGTCCGTTCTCCCTGCTTGGGTCGAGAAGCCTGCTTACTATCAATGTATCGTACACTTGATTCAAGCTGATCTTCGTCTGCCATAAGCGATTCAAGACTGGTACATCGAATCCGATGGCGTTGTGCCCGATGATCAAGGACGTGTCCTTTAAATACTCCGACAGGGGACTTGCTGCTTTCCATTTACGTACTTCTCCAGTGTCAATGTTCTTAGTTACGACTAGGTGTATCTTGTCGTGAGCTAGGTTTGTTTCGATGTCCAGTACTATTCTCATTTGTTTCTTCCAGAGGCCAAAAGTAATTACATCCATCTTTGTCACGAGGAGAGTTCATAAAGTAACTCTGTCGATACTCACTAGGTTTAGCCTGTGCTCGGTAGCACTGGTCAAACTTAGGACAGGAGTAATCGTTACACATTGAGATGTCAGGCATGATCTTCTTCCTCATTTAATGTTAAGCCACAACCCGATCTGAGCAAAGGCATACCCTGTCCAGATCATCCCGTTAGAGACTTCTCCCTTGCTCCATTGTAGCACACCTACGATCAGGTATCCTACTCCGGTAGCGCCTACGATTAAGTGCTCAATGGTCATCTTTGTCATCCTTCTCAGGTTCCTCTTTGACAGGCTCTTCCGGTGGCTTATCTCGCTGAAAGATAGCATCCCATCGGTTTGCATAGTCCTCATTGCTCACCTGCCTTGGTCGGCTACCTGAGCCTTTACCTCCGTGCCATGCTGTCATAATGCTTCCTCTTCAGCTTCAACCATACGTCCAGTATAGCTGTTGTATTGTAGCTTACAAGCAGGGCCAGTCTCGCCATTGTAGCGATTCTTTGCCACTGCCACCTTTGTCAAGTGCCTGTCACTCTCGTTCTCAGCCATGCTATTACGCTCCAACGTGATCACTGCATCACTCAACTGTGCAATAGCACCTGAGCCTCGCAACTGAGACAGAGACACACTACCCCCATCCTCATGTCCTTGGTTGCCTTGTGGTCGTTTCAGGTGACTCACACAGATCAAGGTGATGTTCAGCTCCTGTACCAGTGTGCGTAGCTTGGTCATCATGTTGTCAATAGCTTTGCGTTCATCGCCGTTGTCTTGACCAGAAATAACAATAGAAATATGATCCAAGAATACAATCCTACAATCACAAGCTTTTGCCATATATCGGATTCGATTAGAAATGTTGTCCACATCACTTGAGCCGAAATGGTCAAACAAGTAAATGCGGTTACTGCCAAGAGTAGCATCAAAAGCATCTTTAAGTTCCTGTTCAGTTGTAGGTGTATCAGGCAAGTGTAACTGCTTGTTAGCGTGCAGTGACATGATACTCCGTGCTGTCTTACGGGTAGATTCCTCAAGGAAGAGTCCACCAATGTTCCAGCTAGTTGTCTTCAAGAGATTATACAGTATCTCACGCAAGAATTGACTCTTACCTAAGCCACTGCCTGCGGTAACTGTAATCAACTCTGCTGGCCTGATACCATACAAGAGCTTGTTCAAGCCTTCCCAAGGGTATTGTGCCTCTGCAATCGGCTCTGGTTTGGAGATTTCCTCCCAGAGATCAGCAGCGTTAACAATACCATCAGGGACATAAGGACTAGCCCTCCACCATGCGTTAATGAACTCCTTGGTAGCTCCTGCAATCAGATACTCGCAAGCATCCTTGTAACCATCCTTATACTGCATGATCTTGGCTTTGTTACCGAACAGTTCAGCAACTTCCTTAGCAGCTTTCTTTCCCGGCTCATCACCATCAAAGCAGATAACCACTGAGTCAAAGCTATTGATCCACTCATAGTTAGCCTTGCAGTCCTTTAAAGCAGCCTGAGCACCGTTACGGATACTCACTGTAGGGTATAAAGACCCTTGCATCTGGAAAGCTGCGAGAGCATCAAGTTCTCCTTCTGTGATGGTGATAGCTTTGCCTCCGGTGTGAAAGAGAGATTGACCAAATAGAGTTGCTCCTTTGAAGTCTCCGCTAATGGAGAAGTTCTTAGTGGGTATATCACGTTGCTTAACAGCCACTCTAGCTCCTGCTCCGTCATGGTAAGGGTAATACTGTTTGTTTCCATCTGTTGTTACTCCATACTTTTCACAGGTTGCCTGAGAGATACCCCGCTCAGGGATTGATTTAGATGTTCCTTTAATTTCCATAGGTGCTTTCTTTGTAGGCGCTACTGCGTCCCTCATTACCGTTCGCTCATCATAAGCACCTTCGTGCTCGGTTACACCACAACTGAAGCAGTGCGTGTGTCCATCGTCATACAGAGAACCTGCATCCTTGCTTCCACAGTGCTCACAGGCTATGTGTTTGAGGAACTTGCTAGTCACTGTTTTTCTCCTGCTGTGCTTCCAGCTTATCAATGGTGATCTGCTGCGCTCGTACCAGTGCGCTTAGTCGCTGAATGTCTTGCTCACGCTCATCAGCACGAACAAGGGCTTCAAAGGCTTTGAGTTCATCACCTAGTTCACCAGCATCCATCCACCAACGTCCATTACTGAAGTAAACAAGATCAGCCTCACGGGCCATGTCTATCGTATCTCGCTTAGTAGTGCTCATCATACGCCCTCTGTTGTTCCTCAACGTCTGACCATTGTGCCCTAATCTGGTCTTCAATGGACTCCCAAGTCTTATCATGGATCAAGTCATTGACCTGTACCCATGTGTCAGGCTTTAGCTGTTGCTTCAAGTCACCTTTAAAGCGCCTGTTGTAGAACACTTCCCATGTCTCGTAGTTGATCTCACTGTCACCAATGACATCAAACTCAACGACACACTTAGCATTCTCAACGTTAACAACTAAGCCAAAAGGGTTATTCTTGCTCATTTAAGTACCACCTTAATAAGTGTTAAGACACCAAGGAACAAGGAGACAATCATTGTGTATCTTCCTTAGACATTCGTGCTACTGCACATTGTATGTCATACATGATCTTATCGTAGCCATTGGCACGTATAAGACTAGCGACATCATCCATAACGGAATGATACCAACATTCAAACTGTAAGACATCATCTTCATGGGTCATCATGTCCATAGACAATTCACTCATTTCTAACACCTCATATATAGACTTTAAAGGACTATAGAGTTAAGACATAAAGATGTATCTTACTAAGTATCTGTTAGTAGGTTAACATCTATGAAATGTCTTAGTCTCTATAGTAATTATACCACTCGTTGGTCAACTGTCAATGATCCTCATCATCTAAGTTGTAACAGTTTGTAACAGAGTCTACCTCCTCAGTCTCCCCTGTGTCCTCAAACGGGTCCGAAGCAGTGCCTAACCCTTGTCCTCCCTTGGTAGGTAATCCCGGTATCTCCCTCAGACATCCATCACATAGGTCTAAGAATTCCCCTGTAATGCCATGCCTACGCACAGATTCATGGTCTTTCAAGTTCTTATCACAGATCACACAGTGCATTATTAACTCCTTTGGCTATGTAGCCATTAGTTGATTCATTTGAGGCCGTTGTAGGCCCGTTTAAAGCCTTCCTAGAGGCTTTCGTGAAGGTAGGATTAGGTTAAGTAGCCAACGAATCATAATAACTCCCCGTTAACCAACCTAAGATGACTACCAACAAGACAACCCAATGGCTTAGCTTAGGCATTCTCAGCCTCCAATCTAACCATATCCTCAATGTCAAGGATTATTTGGTAGTCTACAATATCCCTCATGTCTGGAGGGTTATCATCTTTGTATCCTTCAAGGTACAGGTCAGTGCATCGAACGATTAAGGGCAGGGACTCAATGGATTGAACCTCACAGAGGCCATACCATTCACAGCCTCTGAGCTTATAGGTGAATTGCTTAATCTTAGTCACAATGGTGCATCCTCGTGGTTGTCAGGGTTGAATTTAGGACGTTTATGTCCGTTGTCCAATGGATTAGGGAAGGCAGGGAAGGGCCACATTATGACACCTTCACCAACTTAAACAATTCGAGACAGATACCCTTAACCCACTTATCAGGGACAATATCCCCCGTTGTAGGGTCACAGTAGGCCATCTCAGGCCCATAGTTGTTGCACTCATACCAGTGCTGACAGATAGCTCGTTCAGTGGCGCTAAAGGCCACTATACCGGAGGTTCTGAATTGGACTTCGTAGCGTGGCATGATGTTCCCCTTGATTAGCGGCAAGCCCACAGCTCAGACAATGCATCATCAAGACCCAGATTATCCTTGAATGAAGCATCAGCACGATCAGCCCACCATGCACCTTCGACAATACCTGTACGTGTGTTAACCCAGATATTAGGCCCACCAAAGGCGACCAGAACCCGTGCGCCTAAGTACTCGCCACGGCTATTCACAATGTACTCAATGTCCAAGGCATCTTGGAGATAGTCAAAGGCACTGAATTCGCCCTCGCTGTCAATATCCCTGCCTTCATTCCATTCATCCATTGGTGGATTGGTCAGGTTATCAGCGATTGATTGGACATGATTTTTGAGATTGTTTGACATGGTTTACCTTTGAAGTTGTGCCTGTACATCACAGGCGGGATTTAGTGCGATAGGATTGCACTCCAATGGATTCTAGCATGAGAACCCATCAGGCTACAATCATTAAACTCCCAAGGCCAGCAACACACCCCAAAGGGCGAACACTGCGAGACAGGCGATTGTGATGATGATTTCTTGAACCTTGGACTCAGGCTTGGATGGCTTGTATGTGTATTGATGTTGAGACATGATGATCCTTAGTTGGTGACAGTGACAGTAGGTATTGACAGGAAGCGGATGCACTCTTTAAAGTGGTCAAAGACAATGAAGGGTTCTACATTCGCATCATTGCACATCTTCTCCATCAGTGCTTCGTGATCGTCACCAGCACGCCATGCTTCAATGCCCTTGTCAACGATGTGGTCACAGTACTGCATGAGAGCGGCCCACATTGAGTATTTGATTTCTTCCATCTTGTCCATATTGATCTCCATTCAGTGCGACAGTACACTCCACTGACCCCTGTCACGGGTCAGCAGGCTGTACTGTCAGGCCAATGCTTCGCGGATGGTCAGGCCTGTAGAGTGCTGGACGATTGCATTGAACCATTCACCCATTGTAAGGCTAGGCAACCGTGCCAGCAAGTGTTGTACGTTGGTGTCCTTGTTCAGTTGCTGTGCTTGCTGGTGGGTCAGCATGGCGGCTGTCAGAAGCTCCCAGTTCAGGCTGTTGGGATGCTTGTTGAAAGCCTTCTGACGTTGCTTGAGGACTTCGAGAACGTGCTTCTGAACTTCTGGGAGAGTGACTGTGTACATGGTGTTTCCTTGGTTGTGGTGTCAGGCCTTTCCCGACTCCATGAATGTAGTGTATCACACAGAATCCACTTGTCAACACCTTTGTGCCTGTTTGTTACACTTTGTTACATCTTTGTGCATGAAGCGTTTAAACGCCCTACAAGCCACGATCGACCCTTGCCCTACCTTACCCATTGCCAACTCTTATCCACACCAGTAGTGCTACTTGTCCACAGAACTAACTCTTATATAAGACTAACAACCTGTGGATAACTTAGGCATGATAGTTGCTGTGTTGTGGATAACTTTACAGTGCTTGAACAACCTGTGGATAACTGTAATGATAGTGTTTCTCTATTGACTTGGCTGAGTGATAGGTGTGTGCTATAGCGACCTACATCGCCTCTCACATCCCAATTGAGAATGATTCTCATTTGCAACTACAGTGACTACGTAGTATTACGTATAGACTGTGCAGTAACTGACTGACTGGTCAGTAACAGACTGAACAGTACAGTATAATTATGACTAAACAGTCACAAAGTGACTCAGTAGTTGCCAAGTGACTAACGCTACCGCTGCAAAGTCATGGGGGGAGGGGTCAGGGATAGTGTAGAATTGTTGTGGGAGCCTACAACGTCCACAAAAAGGTAAATAAAGGACTTATTAGTTGACTAAATTAGTGGGTTACTTAAAGCGCTAAGTAGTTGACAGACAAGGAAAACTAGACAGATTAGACAAACCTTCGTGTGCAGGCTTAATTGGGGACAGATTAGTGCTTAAAAGATAGGCAGTTATCTGACTTGTAACTTACATAAAGTAGTGTAAGATGTAACATATGTAAATATTTGTAACAAAATGAAGAAAAAGCTTGACAGAACAGCTTTTCCGTGGTATAATATACTTAGAAGGTAAGTAAAGTAGCTAAGAAGGTGATGGACTCTTAAGTTGCTAAGACGAATCTGCACAGTTGGATACAACGAATGTAGACGTACCTAGATGTCTAAGCTTAGAAGTTACATACTATAAGTTACTTACAACAAGTACTTATAATATTTAACTTAGTAAGTTCTTAACTTCTACGTTACCTTTAACGTACTTTAAGCATAGATGGTTTGTCTATCTACCTTAAGGTTGTCTCCCTTAGAAAGGACAAAGACAAATGGAACATGAAGAACAAACTGTAAGTAAACGCAAAGCTGGAAGACCAAAGAAGTCTGAGCTTAAAGAAATTAAGGAAAGTAGATCAGTTGGTCGTCCCAAAGGTGAAGCTGCTATTATCAATGAGTACAAGCTACGTATGCTTAACTCACCTAAAAGCGCTAAGGTCTTAGAGGCTATATACGATGCTGCTCTAAATGATGAACATAAGAACCAAGCTGCTGCATGGAAACTGATTGTCGATAGGATTGTTCCTGTCTCAGCCTTTGAAGCTAATAAGCAAGCTGGTGGTGGCATGCCTCAGATCAGTATCAACATCACGGGTTTGTCTACACCTAGTGTGTCTACCTCAGACGATGAGGTGATTGATGTCTGAACTTAACTTTGCACTGCTCAAGTGGCAACAGACTGTCTTTAAAGATGACCATCGCTTTAAAGTGGTAGCTGCTGGTCGCCGTTGTGGTAAGTCCAGATTGTCTGCTGTAACGCTGCTTATTGAGGCTTTAAACTGTCCTGAAGGCTCAGCGGTGATGTACATCGCTCCTACCCTTGGACAGGCTCGTACGATCATCTGGGACTTGCTGCATGACTTAGGTCGTCCAGTCATCAAGTCCTCACACATTAATAACTTAGAGATAACACTGGTTAATGGAAGGAAGATTCTTGTTCGAGGTGCTGATAACCCTGATAGTCTTCGTGGTGTGTCCCTTACTTACGTGGTACTGGACGAATGTGCTTTTATTAAGCAAGAGATTTGGGAAAAGGTTATTCGAGCTTCTTTGTCTGACAAAAAAGGTAGAGCCTTGTTTATCTCCACTCCAAGTGGACGTAACTGGTTCTATGACATCTACAAGTTCGGTCAAGAAGACAAAGAAGGTATCGTAGATGAAGAGTGGAAGTCATGGCACTACACCACTCAGGACAACGAGACTATTGATCCTAAAGAAGTAGAGGCTGCTAAGCGTACCTTGAGTAGCTTTGCATTCAAGCAAGAATACTTATCCAGCTTTGACAATGCAGGTTCTGACCTGTTCAAAGAGGATTGGTTCAAGCTTGCTAAAGAACCTCAGTATGGACAGTACGTAGTAGCTATCGACTTAGCTGGCTTTGAAGAGGTAGGCAAGAATGCAGGTGCTGCTAAGAAGCGTCTGGATGAATCTGCCATTGCCATTGTAAAGCTAGAGGATAACGGTAACTGGTGGGTACACAAGATTGTTCATGGACGTTGGGACATTAGAGAAACCTGTGTACACATCTTAAAGAGTATCCGTGACTACAAGCCTATCGCTGTAGGCATTGAACGTGGTGCTCTGAAGAATGCCGTACTACCTTACCTTAATGACTTGATGCGTAAGAACAACATCTACGCACACATCCAAGACTTAACTCATGGTAACAAGAAGAAGACAGACAGGGTTGTATGGTCGCTCCAAGGGCGCATGGAACACGGTAGAGTCTCCTTCAACATCGAGGAAGAGTGGGGTGAATTTAAAGATCAGATGATCATGTTCCCTACAGCAGGCGTACATGATGACTTGATTGATGCTCTTTCGTACGTAGATCAATTGGCTGTATCTAACTACCAGCAAGACTACGAAAATGATGATTACGAAGTTTTAGACCCTATTGCAGGATACTAAAGGAAAACAATGTCTGAAGAAAACTATAACGACAGTGCGTTTGAAGAACCCACAGAGAGTGAGAAAGAACTTACCTCTTGGGTTACCGAACACATTACACGGTGGCGTGACTACCGTGATGGTAACTACATGGATTTATGGCTTGAGTATGAGCGTATCTTCCGTGGCGTGTGGGACACACAAGACAAGACCCGTGAATCAGAGCGTAGCCGTATCATCTCCCCTGCTACTCAGCAGGCTGTAGAGACTCGTCACGCTGAGATCATCGAGGCTATCTTTGGTCAAGGTGAGTTCTTTGACATTGAAGATGACCTGATGGACGTTAACGGTAACCCCTTGGACGTTGAGCAGTTAAAAGCTCAGTTGATGGAAGACTTTAAACGAGACAAGATTAAGAAAGCTATTGACCAAATTGAGTTGATGGCTGAAATCTACGGTACAGGTATCGGTGAGATCATCGTCAAAGCTGAAAAGCAGTACGCTCCAGCTACTCAAGCCATTCCCGGTATTGCCAACGCAGCCGCTATCGGTGTTGAAGAGACTGAGCGTGTAGCGGTCAAGATCAAACCTGTTAACCCTAAGAACTTCCTGATCGATCCTAACGCAGATTCTATCGAAGATGCTATGGGTGTGGCTATTGAGAAATATGTCTCCTTGCACAAAGTTGTAGAAGGCATCGAATCAGGCATCTATAAGAAGGTCAACATTGGTACAACCTTTGACGATTCTAACTTAGAGCCTACTCAAGACATCACACAGTACCAAGATGACAAGGTTAAGCTGGTAACTTACTACGGTTTAGTTCCTCAAGAGTACTTGGATGAAGCTGAAGGTGAAGAGTACGAGGAAATCTTCCCTGAAGGCTCTCAAGCTGACGACTACTGCAACATGGTGGAAGCCATTGTGGTTATCGCCAACGATGGTATCTTGCTCAAAGCTGAAGCTAACCCCTACATGATGAAGGATCGTCCTGTTATCGCCTACCAAGACGATACAGTTCCCGGTCGTTTCTGGGGTCGTGGCACGGTAGAGAAAGCATATAACATGCAGAAGGCCATTGATGGTCAACTGCGTGCTCATATGGACTCCTTAGCCCTCACTACAGCACCTATGATCGCTATGGATGCTACCCGTTTACCTCGTGGCGCTAAGTTCGAGATTAAACCCGGAAAAGCTATCCTGACTAACGGCTCTCCAAGTGAGATTTTATACCCCTTCAAGTTCGGTCAAACTGACGGTAATGCCGCAGCAGCAGCTCAGAACTTTGAACGTATGCTCTTACAGGCTACAGGTACTGTTGACAGTGCTGGTATGCCCTCTAATGTGCCTCGTGACGCTACCGCTGGTGGTATGTCTATGGCGATGGCTGGAATTATCAAGAAGTACAAGCGTACTCTGACTAACTTCCAAGAAGATTTCATGATGCCTTTCATCTATAAAGCTGCTTATCGCTATATGCAGTTTGATAGTGAGCGTTACCCTACTGTGGATATGAATTTCATCCCTACAGCTACCTTGGGTATCTTGGCACGAGAGTTTGAACAGCAGCAGTTGATTGGTTTGCTCCAGACATTGGGGCCAAATACACCAGTCTTACCTCTGATCCTCAAAGGAATCTTGCAGAATAGCTCCTTGACTAACCGTGGTGAGTTAATTGCTACCTTAGATCAGATGAGCCAGCCTGATCCACAAGCTCAGCAAGCGCAAATGCAGCAGCAACAAATGCAAATGCAGTTGTTACAGGCTCAGATTGCAGATTTGCAGGCTAAGACACAGAAATCTCAAGCAGATGCTCAGAAAGCCACAGTTGAAGCTCAAGTTACCCCTCAATTAGCTCAGGCTAAGGTGGTAGCTGCCTTGTCCACTAACTTGGATGAGGACGGTGAAGCTAAGGACTTTGAACGACGTGTGAAGATGACTGAATTGATGCTCAAACAAGAGGATATTCAGAGCAACGAACGCATTGCACAGTTCCAAATGGCTGCAAAGGCTCAAAAAGCTTAAACATTAACAACTAAAGGAACAACCGTAGTGGCTCCTAATCAAACAGAAAAAGAAAAGCGTAAAGAGTACGATAAACGGTACTATGAAAAGAATAAAGAAAAATGCAAAGAACGGACTAAAAATCACCCTTCATGTGTAGCTGCTCGTGAAAAATATCGCAGTAAACCAGAAGTAAAAGTCAAAATGAGAAATCAAAGACTTTTACGAAACTATGGCATAACAAACGAAGATTATGCAGAAATGCTTGAAGAACAGCATTTTTGTTGTGCAGGTTGTGGCTTACATCAAAACCAAATTGATAAAAAGCTAAATGTAGACCACAATCATGATACAGGTGAAGTCAGAGGCCTTCTTTGTGGTTCTTGTAATAGGGCTTTAGGTCTTTTAAAAGACAGTAAGCAAACATTACTTAATCTTCATGATTATTTGGAGAAATATAATGGCGCTTAATCGAGCTTTACAGAAATATTATGAGGATTCTTTCACGATGATGGCTACCCAAGGGTGGGCTGACTTGATGGAAGACCTCAACAAGTTAAAAGATAGTCTCAATAATTTATCACAGGTCACGGACACACAAGAAC